GTTTGACAGCAGGATTTATTCGTGTATACAATAGTCCTAACCTAGGTTCATTATTGGTCTCTGGTAATTTAACAGGCACTATTGCCGCAAACGTAGTTACACCAACACCAGGAACTATACAACATTTACCAACTACAGTACGTTGGAGTCAAAACTTTGGTTTGAACTCAGGTCCAACTACCTGGGCACCTACTGTTACCAACGTAGCCAACGAAGTTGAAATGCCAGTACGTGGTCCAGTTATTGATGGTTTCCCATTGAATGGTAACTTTTATATTTGTAGTTATTGGGACACCTGTTTAATGAGTCCTATTGCTTATCAGTCAAGTTATGCACCTGTGTTTGGTATTAAACTTGTTAACCAAGGTCGCGGCCTACTGAATGAAAATTGCTGGGCCAACGTAGACAATACTGTGTTTGGTCTAGATGCACGTGACATTTGGCAATTTGATGGCGGTAACTTCAAGGCCATTGGTAACCAACGTGTTAAAACTTATTTCTATAACAATTTGAATCCAAGTTATACAAATCAAGTTTTTATGCAACACAATAGTGCCAAATATCAAATTGAAATTTATTATCCTGATCTAACATCAACTGGTCAATGTAATCAAATGATTGCTTATCGTTATGACCTAGATGCGTGGCAACCACCACGTCAGGTTACAGCGGCAACACAATCAACAGAAGCTCCACGCTGGACAGGCACAGATTTTAACTTAGCCACTCGTGGTGTTGTTTATAGTACCTTTGCTAATGTTGCTACAACTAACAATACAAGTTTGATACAAAAAGATACAGGAACAAGTTTTATTGGCAATACTGCTATTAACAGCCTGTTCCAACGCAACAACATTTCGTATGGTCAACCATACTCTGCTAGCGTATTAGTACATCGCGTATTGCCAGAAGTTTATGGCACAGGTAATATTACTGTAACTGTAGGTGGAGCAGATTCAGTGGCCAATGCTGTTGTTTATAGCGCCAATGTAACAATGCCAATACAAACAAGTAATCCTTGGACACAAATTAATCAAAACGAATCTCGCGTTGTTACAATGCAGGTAGGAGCCAATAGTGCTGTTGATAGCTGGCAAATGACTGCGGCCAATTGGCAAGTGACAGTCGTACAAGACACAAGGTAATTTAATGAGCAATTTTGCTTTAGATGTTGGAAGTAGTCAAGGCGATATTATATCCAGCCTCAACTATGCTTTGGCTAACTTAGGCCAAGGCACAGGCACAACTGCTAATTTAGGAAATGTATTAACAGCCAACGTAACCACTGGTAATATTACTACCATTGGTAATAGTACTGTTATTGGTTATCTATATCAATATATGGATGTGGCCTATGCCAACACAGCCACTGGTGGTAGTTTTTCAAGTAACAGTCAAAACAAAAGTTATTTTGGTTTAAGAAACCTTACAGCCAATGTATGGGATACCAATCCTGTTGACTACACTTGGTATCAATTGGCAGGTGGTTTTGGCACAACAAAAAGTCTATACTATCAAACTACAGGTGGTCGCCAAATTAATTTTCAGGCGGCTACAACAAGTCCTGGTTATTATTATAGAACGGTACAAGATAGTGTTCCTATCAATTTAGATAACGTAAGTTCAACACAAACAATTAGTACACAGGCAGTTTATTTAGATTGGCAATACACACCAGCAACGCCAACTGGCGGTACTTATAACTTTGGTAATTTGTATCTAACTGCTCCTACAGGATGGTCAGCTAATATTCCAAATGCCAGTCCAGGTAATGTAATTTACATTAGTGAAAATACATTCTCAAGTAGTCAAAATTTTATAGTTCCACCAAATGGTGCTTGGACATTCCCAGTTATATTTTCTGCCAATGGCGCCGCTGGAGCAAACGGTCTTCCAGCCATAAGCACATATTATTTCCCTGCTTATACCACAGGCAATGTTATACCAACAACACCAATAGGTGGTAGTTGGGATTTTGGTAATGTATCAGGAACTCCTCCACACGATCCATTTGATTATCTTATACCATATCAATATATCAAGCCTAGTACTATTACTGTTACTGCTGGTAATACCAATGTTATCAGTTTAGCAAATCTTAATCTTGGTAATACCTATATAAACTATAACTATTATACCGTTTATGCCAATACATATAATCCTGGTCCTAATACCAGTTATGCTGTTGGTTCAGCTATCTATGGTGGCAAATACATTACTGACTTTACAGTTTCACAAAATACTGCTTATGTAGATTTACTATTAGTAGGTGCTGGTGGTGCAGGTTCAGCAGGTGAAGAAGGATACGATCCATACATATTTGAAGTTTGTGCTGCCAGTGGTGGTAATGTTTGTATAGTTAGTAATATTGCTTTACCAGTTGGTGCATATCGTATTGTACACGGTCCAGGTTGTGATACAGTATTATTAAAAAATGATAATTCAATTAGTTATACAGCCACACAAGGTACATCAGGTCACGTAAACCGTGCCGCCAATGTGGCAGCTGGTTATGGTGGCGGATTAAATGGTGGCGCAAGAACACCAGGAACTCCTTATCCTTTAGGTACTGTAGATAACACAGGCAATTATCAAGGTGGTTATGGCGTTGCAGATCCTTGGAATCAAATTACTTGGGCAGGCAATATTGCTGGCAATGGTGTAGCATACTTTGGTGGTGGTGGTTCAGCTGGTAAAACACTTCCAGCTGTATATGCTGGACCATATCCTGCTACTCCTGGTGGCTTAGGTGGTGGTGGAGCTGGACAAGGTATTACAAGTTCTACTACTTATAGTTTTGCTGTTTCTGGTCAATTTAGCACTGGTGGTGGCGGTGGCGGCGGTGCCGCAACTAATGGTAATTTTGGACAACCGCCAATAAACAATTTTCAAGGCACACTTGGATATAGTATCTATGATACATTTAGCGTAGGTGGTGTTGCTGTTATTCGTCAACACAATCCATTGCCTGCTAACTTGGTAATTAATACTTGGTCAACTACACCTATATCAACTGCATCTAATATTTTATATTCTTGTTATAGTGTGCCTAGTGTGGCTGGTAACGTAGGTAATGTTACAAGTTTGACCTGGACAACTCCTGTACAATTTAGTGGTAACACAGGTGCTAACGGCGCACCAGGAACAAATGGTAACGTAGGTAGTCGTGGATTTATTCCAATGGCCTATGTTGTAACCGCAAGTGATCCTACTAGTTATACAGACGCACAATATACCTATGCGTTTACTGCTAATCGTGCTAACATATCGCCTCCTATTGGTACAGGTTATAGCCCAATTGATGGTGACGTAGCACAGTTTGTTTATCCTAGTACTAATGTATTAACTGTTAAAACATTCCAAACTAATACCAGCCCACAATGGCAAGCAGTTAATGGACAAGTTATTTCAGGTAACGTATTTGTTACAGGTTCTATCAATGCCAGCGCCTTAAATGCCAATGATGTTTATGCATTAAACATAGCAAGCACAAGTGCCAATGTAGGTAATGTTACAAGTCCAGGTTTCTGGTTACAGGCCAGTTCAGGTGATGCTCGCTTTGCTGGTAATACCAATATTGGTAATAGTTTAATTGTTGGCGCCAATGCACAGATTGGCGGTAATCTTAATGTTGGTACCAATGCTACAATTGGATCAAATTTAACTGTAGGTAATAATACTAGCATTGGTGCTAATTTATCAGTGGGCACAAATGCCAACATTGGAGCAAATGCTATTATTGGTGGCAATTTAACTGTTGGTTCAAATGCCAACATTGGTGGTAACTTAAACGTAGTTGGTCTAATTACAGCAGGTAATTTACAGAGTAATACTGTTTCTACTACCACAATGCAAATTAATAGTGTTACTACTACATCTGGTTTTACCACTCCAGGATATTTTGACAGCAGTCCTAACAGCAGTATGAGTTATGCTGGTTTTGATGGAACTTATTATATCTATTTGACAAGTAATATAGTACCAATCAGCACAAATACTATAATCACAACTGCCAACGTAGTTAACGTTATCAGCGGATTTATGGATGTTAGTGGATACACAAATTTTGGTAGTTATACTGGAATTCCACAAATATATGGAGAAATACTTCGTTATGTTAATGGTAGTTTTTCTGGGGTAGTTAATAACACTACGGTGTTTACTCCAGCATATAATGCCTTTACTGGACTAGCCCTAACTACACAAACTCAATTGGCATATAGATTAAATGAAGTAGCCATTGTTGATGCTGGTACGGTTACGCCACCTGCGTATATTCAATACTATTGGGCCTATGGTGCTTATCTTAGTATGACCAGTAATCATCAACCATCACAACCAAACATCACAGTTAGTAGTTATGGTATGACATCTACCAATTATAAGAGATAACTTTATGGATTTTACTAACAGTACTAATACTTCTCCATTTCCTATTGCTAATAATCGCGTAGATATAACAACGGCCATACGCAACACACGTAATCAATTATTGCGAGACAATGTTGATACTGTAAATCCTGTACGTTATGCTGCCTTGACTGCTGATCAACAAGCAGAATTGGCAGCTTATAGACAAGCATTACTTAATATTCCGCAACAAACAGGTTGGCCAAATACAATTGACTGGCCAACTAAACCCACTTGGCTATAAAGGGTTAAATATAGATATGAAAGAGAAACGATAATGGACGATTTTACCTGGTATGATCCAACAACTTGGTGGGGAGATACAAGCACTACTCCTGTAGCGCCAACGGACACCTCTACAACTCCAACAGATACTTCTGCAACTCCAACCCC